GTGTTGCTGGTGTTGGTGCAGGAAATGGTGGCGCAGGCGCTTCAAATAACATTTCTGGTACTTCAGTAACTTATGCTGGTGGTGGTGGTGGTTCATCGTACGGAATTGCAGCAAACGGTAATGGCGGTGCAGGCGGTGGTGGAAATGGTGCGTATGGCGCTGCATCTTCGTCTCCAAGAAGTGCTACATCAGGTACAGCAAACACGGGTGGTGGCGGTGGTGGTTCATCGCACACCCTGACAGCAGTTGGTGGTAGTGGTGGTTCAGGTATTGTTGTTTTGCGTTTTCCTACAAATCTTGGCACAATAACTATTGGCGCAGGTTTAACAGGCTCAACAACAACAAGCGGTTCAAACACTATTGCAACCTTTACCGCTGGCACAGGAAATGTGAGTTGGACATAATGGCACATTACGCTTTTTTAGACAACAACAATGTTGTAACCGAAGTAATAACGGGCATTGATGAAACAGAACTGATTGAAGGTCTTGACCCTGAAACTTGGTACGGCAACTTTCGTGGGCAGGTTTGTAAGCGCACTTCATATAACGGAAACATTCGTGGCAGATACGCTGGTATCGGTTACACCTATGACCCTGTTGCTGACGAGTTTGTTGCACCTGTAGTTGAAGAACCTGTAGTTGAAGAACCTGTCGAGTCTTAAAGTGTGGGTCGCAATCTAACAAGGTGGCTTATACCGCTACCAGCAATCCTGTTCTCGTTCTTCCCACAAACAGCCAACGCTGAAGCAACTTATAGAACTTGGACCTGCACTACGGGTAGTGATTCTTGGCAAATGCAACAACCCGAAGTCGATTATTTGGCTGGGCTATATCCGACTTGGGCTGACTGCCTTAACTGGCAGGACGGCGCACCACCTGAACCTTATACTTGGTCATACGGTGCTTCGGTAACTACCACAACTTCAACGACTACTACATCTAGTACCACTACAACTACTACATCTAGTAGTACAACTACTACAGTTGTAGAAACAACTACTACATCTAGTAGTACTACAGTTCAGGAGACCACCACATCATGGGAGCCAACTACAACATCCACGATCCCAACGACGACAAGTACTACTACTGTTGTTCAAACGACTGTCCCTGTAACTACAACTACGACTTCTTTACCAGTACCCACGGCAACGACAACGACGACAGAAGCCCCAGTTTCCACAACCACGACCCAGCCTGAAGAAGAAGAAAGGGGGTCAGAAGGTACTCAAGAAACAACTAGTCCCACCAACGAGCCTCTACCTGAGTCAACCATAGACGAATCCGAAACCACAGTTGACGAGTCCGATACCACAGTAGAAGAAACATCTACAACCGATCTTCCCGATCTTCCTGAAGAACCCGTAGAGACTGTTCCTGACGAGACTTTTCCTGAAGATGTTCCCGACGAAACAAATGCCCCAGAAGTAGAAGAAGAGCCAGAGGAATATACACCAGATACAACAGAAGTAGAAGAACCGTATTCATCATCTACTACCTTACCTGATATCCCAGTTGATGAGCCAGTTACTGACGAACAAATAGAGGAGATCTTGGATGCTCTTGTTGAGGCTGAACCCGAGCAGATTGTTGCTGTCATCACCCAGGTGTTAGCTGCAGAGATTACCTCAGATCAAGCTACTGAAATTGCTTCAAGTCCTGAGGTGTTAGCTGCTATTACGGAGGACCAGGCTGAACAGTTGTTTAAGCAGATTGAAGTAGAAGAGTTAACTAAGGAACAGTTAGAAGAGTTTACGGCAGCCATTCAAGAAGCGCCTACTAAGGTAAAGAAAGCGTTTGAAAAAACCATTGATATCTTTGGTTCCCAGTTTGAAGACTACGTACCTACGGGCTCGAGTATCCCCGTTAAGACACGTAGAACTCTTGTAGCTGCTGGCGCTTTAATCGCAGCAATGCCATCTACTAGAATTAGACGCTAATGAAACGACTTATCACGTATGTAATGGAGAACACTTGGACATGGGTGGGAACTGGCATGGTTTTGATCACCTTATCGGGCCCTACCCTAAGACAAGCTATACTTCTTACAGGCGTAGGTATCTTAATACACTCAGTTATATCCCTAACACAAAAGGACCCAGAATGAACTCAACAATCGCCAAAGCCCTAGACCTCGGACAAAGACTCGTATCGTTGTTCATCGCATCAGCCCTACCAATTATTACAGGTGGCGCAATCCTTGGTGTAGATGTAATTAAGTCCGCTGGTGTCGCAGGACTCACAGCCCTATTCGGTGTCGTACAGAAACTCGCAGCCGCATCAGTTGACGGCGAACTCACATCAGAAGAAATCTCGGCAGCGTTCGGCACACCAAAAAAGAAAGCAGGCAAGTGATGTCAAAAGGTAAAAAGTACTCTTCAAAGAAAGCAAAGATGAAACACGAGAAGATGGAAGGTGCTAAAGAACGCATGAAAGAGTACGGTAAAAAGGGAAAAAAAAAGTAGTGAAGCAGAATTGGCCTATTGTTAAGGTTGTATTGCCTGCGGATCTTAAGGGTGTAAAACCTGGCGCTCTTCCAGAGTCCCTTCTTCGAGACATACGACCTTACGGTAGGCTTCATTGGCGTGCAGCTGATGCATATCATGCAATGCGTGCAAAGGCGTTGGCTGATGGTATTAAACCATTTAAGCCCACATCTACAGGAGATACATATCGTTCGTTAGCTATGCAAACTACAACGTTCTTGCAGCGCTATCAAAAAGAACCTATCCCTGGTGCTTCAACCCGTACGTGGGATGGTGTTAAGTGGTACAAGAAATCTGAGAAGTTAGCGTCGCTTGCAGCACCAGGTACATCACAACACAACCTGGGGATTGCTGTGGATATCAGCGGGGCAAGTGGTAAACGCTTTGAATGGATGCTTGCTAATGCGCCAGCGTTTGGATTTAGTTGGGAAGTGGTTCCCGAGGAACCCTGGCACATACGGTTAGTTACTGGGGACAATCCTACTCCTGCTGTGCAGGCATGGGTTGATGCACAGAAAGCCGTATGAGGTGGACGGAGGCTGGGCGCTAATACTCTCTGCTGTAGTTACTACGGTAGGTGGAGTGTTGGTCGCTTTGATTGCACAGTTCCGTAAAGAGAATAAACAAGATCACGCCGTAGTTGCTGGGATGCTTTCTCATATATATAGAAGTGTAGGAAGAGTTGAAACAAAGGTGGACAAGGTTGAGAACAAACTCAACGACCACATCAAGGAACATACCCGCAGTTAGTTAGACCTGTCTGTGTCCCCCCGTCGGGTTGCCACAGTCCGACTCCCTATTTCAATCACAGCGCCTTGCCACATGACGTGGCAATCGACCCAGGTTCCCCTGTTTACGTCCCACCCCTTGCGACAAGGGCACAACCATGCGCCTAATAAATTGTGTTCACACAGTAGCGTAATGCTTGCCAAGTTGCAACATGTGTACTATAGTTTCATTGTAGCCCAGAGGGGTTTTGGTTCTTCCCTTCCTTTGCCCTCTGGGTTACACTTAACAAACGGGAGGAAACATGAGCAAATTCAAAGAATCGTTGAAAACAAAGATAAAAGTAAATCCACGGGAAGCAATCAAACAATTACTTGACAAAGAATCTTACGCAGATTTTGAGGCAGCTTTGAAAGATCAATCTGTTTCATCGGCAGCCATTGGATCCACACTCCGAGAGTTCGGGGTGCAGGTGTCCAACATGACGATTCAACGCTGGAGATAACGTGAGTAAATTCAATGAGGTTATCCAACTCGAAAGTAATCTAATTGAATTAAAGAAAGCATTGTTGCATAGCCAAAGAGCTGAAGCAAAAGCAAAGTTCAAGACAGCCAACCTAATAGAAGCTGTGTACGAAGCAGCAGCTAACTCGTTGCTGTCCACTCCACGCCCAAAGATTATTCCTCCACTCAAAGATGCAAGGAAAGGTAAACCAGAAGTAGCCCTTGTTCATCTTACCGATTGGCAGGCTGGCAAGAAAACTATTTCATACGACATCCCTGCATTGTCGTCCCGTATGGAGGCAATGATTAAGAAGGTGTTGTCTCTTACCGAAATTCAACGAGCACATCACCCAGTTAGAGAATGCGTAGTGATGCTGGGTGGCGACATGGTGGAAGGTGTTGGAATATTTCCAGGCCAACAGTATGAGGTGAGCGCACATCTATACGAACAGTTGTTCGAAGTGGTTCGCATCATTGAAGGATGCATTCGCTCGCTTGCCCAATCGTTTGAAAAAGTCACAGTCGTGTGTGAGTTCGGCAACCATGGCAGACTTGGTAAAAAAGGTGAGATGCCAGCAGGTGACAACATTGACCGCATGGCTTATCAAATTGCTGCAAACAACTGCAAAGATATCAAGCACGTCAAGTGGCAGATGTCGGATGATTGGTATCAGATCTTTCATATCGGAAACTACAAAGTGTTATTGGTGCACGGTGACGAGATCGGTTCATTTGGAAACATCTTGCGCAAAGTATCGGCTTGGTCCACGGGTGTAGTAGAACCATTTGATGATTGCTACATGGGACACTTCCACACCCCAACCGCATTGACTATGGCTAATGGTGGGCGTATCTTTGTTACGGGTTCACCAGAATCACACAACGAATACGCACGTACATTCATTGCTGCCGTGGGCAAACCATCGCAGCGCATTCACTTCGTTGACCCAGATAGAGGACGCGTGACCGCAGAGTACGTGTGTTGGCTATGAGACTTGCGTGCCAGAAATGCAAGGCAATCCTTGAGTATGACGACACAAAGATGGTCTCGTGTCTCTGCGACCCAGATGCCCCGACATGGATAGCAATAACTCGCGAGGGTCGAATCATGTCTATGTCTCACGCTAGCTACGAGTACCTACCAAGGGCACAGTCATGACACACACACGCGCGCGCCTGTGCGCGTGCATAAATAAAGGTGTGCCCCCGCGCAACCCAATCTGCGGGGAGAAACCAGACGATGACGAAGAATGAGCTCACCTATATATATGTGACGTGGACGGACGCGCACTCAGGTAGCGAAACATGGACCAACATACGTGACCTTGACCAAGAACCCGTGCTCGTGCGCACGGCAGGATTTCTACTACCGCAATCAGATGGTGGCAAGGAAGGGCACATCACTATATATCAAAGCATCACCCCGAACGATGACGTAGATCATGTCCTACATATACCGACGGCGATGGTCAAAGAATTCAAGTGCATTCAAATAAATCTGGAATCAAAGGTTGTGTCCATCCCCCTGACGTGATACATTTGTATTACACGAAAGGAAGAACATGAGATACACAATCAACAAGCCACAACACGGCAGCCAAGAATGGTTGGAAGTACGATGGCGTGACCACAACGGTCTGTCTCGTATCGCCGCATCAAGTGCAGCAGCTGTGCATAGCGAGCACGAATACATGACAGCGGGAGATCTTGCAACAGAACTCTTGGCAGAGGAAGCACCACAACCAAAGCAGGCTAATGCTGCAATGGAGCGTGGCAACAGACTTGAACCAGTCCTTATTCAATGGACAGCAGATCTAGAAGAAATTGTTTTGAATACCCCAGACATTATGTATTGCTTTGAGAACGGTGATGCCCGCATGATTGCGACACTTGATGCAATTAGTGCGGACGGCATGCCATTTGAAATCAAGACAACCAAGAA